CCCTGGTTATTGACACCTAACACTCGTGGATGGATTGTAGGTCCTAACTATTCACTAGCCAATAAGATAGCTCGCGAAGTAAAAAGAATTGTAATAACAGAACTGCGCTTACCGCTAGACAGTAAGAAAGAAATCTCTGGAGATTTGTACTATATGAAGCTCGCAGGCTTAAATAGTGAGATTGTAGTTAAATCAGCGGATGCGACAGATTCATTGATCGGGGAAGGAATTGACTATTTAATAGTTGATGAAGCTGCGTTGATACCACAGAATGTATATGAAATGTACCTGCGCCCTACGCTGTCAGACCGGGAAGGGTGGGCGTTATTTATTAGTACACCTCGCGGTTTCAATTATTTACACAAGTTATATAAAGACTTTGGACAGAATCCAGAGTTTCCAGATTGGGAATCGTGGAGATTTCCATCAACGCTGTCACCGTATTTCAAAGATGATATTGAAGAGCTCAAGCGCACCTTAACCAAGGAAACCTATCGCCAGGAGTTTTTATGTGAGTTTCAGAGTTACCAAGGACGCGTATACCCGGTCAACAGAGAATTGCAAATACGCGATGATATTCAATACGATCCGTCAAAGCCTGTGTATGCTGGAATTGATTTTGGCTACAGACATGCGCACTGTGTAGTCGTGCAGCTACATAATCAGAAAAAAAACTTTGCAGATGTGCATCAAATCGATGAAATCAGTGTCCGCAACACGCGCACAGAGGAGTTTGCCAGAAAGATTAAGGCATTAGGCTACGAGTTTACTGGTATCTGGGGTGATCCAGCAGGTAGTGGCACTAACTTGCAATCTGGAATATCTGATATACAGGTGTTTGCTAACCTGGGCCTGCGCGTCAACATCAAGCGCGATGCAGTCACACGCAACGTAGTATCTGGAGTTTCGCATGTGCGCAGGTGGTTTGAAGACGCAAATGGTGAGCCACATTTTTTTATACATCCAAAGTGTAAAAATAGTATCGAATCGTATGAAAACTATCATTACCCGGAGCAACGCGAAGACCAAGCACTGCGCCACGAACCAAAGAAAGATGGTAAGTTTGATCATGCGTGCGATGCGATTAGATTTTTACTTACAAATTTGTTTCCAATGAAAAACCGACACGCTGGTGTCATCGATTTCTTTTAAAGGTAGATATGCTTACAATTCAAGATCAGTCAGAAGGCGCGATATTAGGCGCACTAAAAGAACAGTTAACATATGTTGAGGATGAGCGTACTCGCGAACGAGATTACTTGATGGACTTTTATGAGGGCATCAATCTCGAACATTATGTGAGTGATTATTTCGGACCAGAAACCCTGCGCCAGACCGTCATCCCAGAAAACAATCTTACACGGCGCGTGTGTAGCCTGCGCTCGATGACCTACAAACGACCACCGCGCATGCGCTCAAGTGAAGCGTATGCCAGCTTAATTGACAAGCATGGACTCAATGCCCAGCGCAGGATACTGGAACGCTTAACCTTTTTGCTGGGTAGCATGGCTTTTCGTAGTAAATGGAACGATATACAACAAAAGGTCGAATATGAGATACTGCCACATTTTACGCCATTGTTCTTAGCTGGTGATAGCAGAGATAAACCAATTGGTGTGATGTATCCAATTGAGAATCCCGGTAACGCAGCCACCTCAGAAGTGATGTACAGCGTATGGACAGAGGAGCGTTACGGTGTGCCTGGAAGACATTTCTTAGTGGATATGGAAGGCAGGGTGATGAGTGTCAACGATACAGATTCTAATCCGTACGGTTTATTGCCAGTAACCTTTTGCCATCGCTATCCACCAATCAGAGATTATCATGTTGGCAACGCAATGGATGTGGCAAAAACCGATCTCTCTGTAAATGTTGCGCTGTTGGAAGTAAATCTAGCCATTCGATATGGCTGTCTTGGGATTAAATTTATTAGTGGTGTCGATGATCCATCGCGTATCTCTATTGGTACAGATAAAATTTTGTACCTGCCAGAGCAGGCGAATTTTGGCGTAACCTCAACTGGTGGTAACCTAAATCAGATTATCGACTCGACACGATTCTTAGTAGAAACAACACTGAATAACAATCACATCCGAGCTAAATACGCTAGAGATGATTCTGGCAACGCACCTAGTGCTGCGAGCTTGTCAATTATTGAAATGGAAAATATGGACGAGCGCAGCGCAATGACTGAAGACACATGGAGGCCATGGGAACAGCGCAGGTATCAAGTCGATAAAAGAATCATTGAAGTAGAAGCAGGTCAAAATGTAGGTGAGGATTATAGTGTTGATTTCTTAGAACCAAACTATGCATTAACGCCAGAAGCGGAGATTATGCTATGGAGTTGGAGATTCGACCGTAAATTATCTACACCGATGGATTGGTTTGATTACCACAACCCGGATGCTGGCCCAGAAGATAAAGCGCGGTTTATGGAGCAGCAAGCTGAAGTCGAAGAACCTGCGCCACAAAACAGATTATTAAATATTTTAAATGCCAACAATAGACCAAGCAGTTAACAGTTATGAATCGAGTGTCGATGATGCAATCAATGGATTTCAGCAAGATGTGGAAGAACTTGAAGAAGAGGGCCTATCTACAGTGGAAATATTGGGCATTGTCGCTGCGGTGGATTTTGCGTCCTATTTTGTTGAAGAGCTACGCTTCTCTACCGGGATCAACGCCTTTATGGCTACTACGGAAGATATTCTTGTGGATTTGCCACTTTTTGGAAATCCATCCGAAGTACAACTTGTGGCTCTACAAAATCTACAACGCCAGGGAATCGAAGGCGTGACACGACAGGTAAGCAACGCAATGCAAAATGCGATGGTATCTGGTTTGTCTAGTGGCCTGCGCGGTGAGCAGTTAAAGGATGCGATGCGTTCTGCGGTCCGCACAAATATTCCACGAGTAGAAAATATGGTTGGTACGATGCTTGGTGACTATAGACGCGCAGTAATTGGTGCAATGGCGGTTGATTTACCAGAAAATACTCAGTATGAGTACATTGGCCCGGATGATGAAAAGACGCGTCCAGTATGCAGAACGTATTTATCGAGTGATCCACTCACGTTAAGTGAAATAAGAAGAGTAAAGTCTGATGGTTTTGAGCATGGTGGTGGTGTTAATTGCAGACATTATTGGAGTCCTATCGATGTTTAAGTTGCAAGATATACTAAAATTCAATGAGTCTGATGTTAAAAGGATGGCACAAAATACTGTTGATAGGCATAAAAGACAGATTCTTAGTGGTAAAGATTCTAATAATCAGCCATTTAAAAAATATTCTAAACGATATGCGAAACGTAAAGGTGTAAGCAGAGGAAATGTTAATTTAAAATTAACTGGTAAAATGTTAAATGCATTTAATGTCCAACGCACAAAAGTAAAAAAGAATCAAGAAATACAATTTTTATATGGAATAAAGAAAAATAAGCAGGGAACAAAACTGTTTAATCATAATGAAGGTGAAGGAAAAATGCCACCGCGTTCCGTTGCACAAAATCAAGAATTAGGCGATAAAGTGGAAGAAGGTATCGTCAAAGACTTTGCTAATGTTATTAGCAAGAACCTATCACGCATGCGCAAGAGACGCGTTATAATAAACATATAGGAGGACAGAATGTCCGAAGAACAAACACAAGTTGCACAGTCCGTGCCGGAACCTACGGTTGATCCTGTAGGACCAGAACAAACCCAAGAACAGGACCAACAAAAACTCGAAGTTGGTAATCTGATAGCCGATGCTAAGAAATATAGAGCCAGAGCGCAAAAAAGCGAGATGGAACTATCTAAGCTACGCAAAGAAATCGAGGATACACGCATTTCACAAATGGAAGAACAAGAGCAATGGAAGTCTCTTGCCGAGGAGAGAGCATCAAAGCTCGAACAACTCGAACCCATTGTCAAAGCTGCGCAGGAGCAGGAACAATCCTTGCGTGGTGAACTTCTTAGTGAATTGCCAGAAGATGAGCGCGATGTGTTTGGTGACTTACCGATCCAATCACTGCGTGCCATAGTGAAAAAGTTCAGAAATCAACGCGTAAATGTTTCTAACGCACCATCTGCGCCTGTGAACGATAAGCAAGTAGATTTGAGAAAAATCAAAGATGCAGACAGGCGATTGAACTGGAGCAACATTTTAGAATCATATAAACGCAAAGGTCAATAAAGGAATAGAAAATGGCTGATGGTAACGTAACAACCACCACGGCGGCTAAGTTCATCCCTGAGTTATGGCGTGACGCAATATTAGACTACGCAGAGCGTAAGTTTGAATTGCGTAACCAGGTGATGGACTTTTCATCCGAATTACCCTCGGGAGACGTGCTTCACATACCCAAGGTAACTGAGGAGACTGCCGCCGCAAAATCCGCAGGAAGTGCGGTAACATACACAAACAACACTGATGGTGAGGTCACCATTACTGTTGATCAACATCATTACGAAGCAAAGCGTATTGAAGATATTGTCAGAGTTCAAGAGTCTGCAAACCTTTTTGGTGCTATTAATTTGGCGTTTGCATAAGTAATTATGCTTATTATGATTGCGGAAAAAAACTGGAAACCTAAGTCGCAAGATAAGGCAATCAGAGGTGAAGGCGTAAGCCAGCCGCAGAGACTAGGTAGTGAAATAATCTACCCACGAGACCGCGACACCCATATTGGGTGAAGAGATAGTCCGATACTCCATAGAAATGTGGAGAGCCTAGATAAAGAGCTAGGCGATAACAATTGTATGCACAATCTATGGGTTATGCCCTAGCCAAAAAGGTTGAAAACTACTTGGCGGTAGATGTTCTTCAGTCTGCGACTGGAAATGATGTTAGTTTGTCTAGTGACAACACAATAACATCTGCGCTACTGCGTAGCGGTTTGCAGAAGCTCTTAGATGCTGGCCATGATTATGCTGATGGTGAAACATATTTATATGCTTCTCCGGCTGCGTACATGGGACTGTTAGGATTGCAGGATTTCTTTGATTCATCTCGTAGAGGTGATGAGCAGAACCCTAACGTCTCTGGTGCTGTAGGTATGATCTACGGTATGCCAACATTTATCTCAACAGATTGGGATGATGATGGTGGGTCTGGTGATGAGACTGCATCTGTGTTTAAAAAAGAAGCTGTTTACATGGCAATGCAGATTGCACCTAGAGTGCAGTCAGCATACGACATTGACCACTTAGCTACATCAGTGGTAGCCGACATTTTGTTTGGCGCATCTTTGTCGCATGGTGCTTCTAGCACATCACTTGGAGTTGTAAACTTCAATAATCCGTAAACCTGGGTTAATAATAAAAGTGGGGTGTTTATCACCCCACTTTTTAAAAGGAAACAAAATGATATACTTTAAAAGAAAAGATGGATCGGTTTTTGGTAAAATGGATTCTATAAGTAAAGAACAGATTGATGCTTACTTAAAAGATGGTTGTAAGCCTTGTAACGAAAAAGGCGAGCTCAAAAAACCAAAAAGAAAAATGAGTTTAAAAAAGAAAAAATGAAGACTAATGATTTTCTGTGTAATCGATGCAAGTACAAGTGGGAACAAGTATGGTCCCTGGGTGATACAATAACTTGCCCAAAATGCAGGTCAAAGAAAGTGCGAAAGTTATTCGCAAGTCCTATCATCCATAATAAAGGAATTACAGATGCCAGTTTAAGAAGCCAAGGTATCATAGATTAAATAACCAAAATGCCCATGAGATTTAGTCACGCTCGGTAAGGCATTTAGAAAGGAGAAACAAGATGGCTGATCTTTCCAAACATTCAGTGGTTGAATCGCTGAATATCAGCAGTTCTGCAAATCATTCAGTACAATCAGCGCAAAGCGTAACCACAAGTACTGAATATAATTTAAATGTGAGCTCGGTACATAGCATCATTTTGCAGCCTAACGGCGATGTGTATTATGGATTTAGCTCGTCAGCGAGCGACATGATAAGCACATCAAACAGTTTATATTTATCTGGTGGAGACACAATATACGAGCTCAATGTACCGCATGGAGTTGGTTCACCTGTGTATTTACATTTACTTGGTAAAGGTGCGACAGCCACAGTGCGCATCGTATTAGCATAGGAGTGTCCAATGGCTTCATTTAAAAATTTAATCAGCACAACATCTGCGCAAATCTCATCCGGGGGAACCATCACAGGTGACCTGGTGGTAGATGGTGATTTACAAATTAATGGTGGTGGCAGTCTTTCATTTGACGAAATTGTAGAAGGTACACAAGTAATTGACATAACCAGTACAGAGGCATTTTTAGTTCGCAAAAATGGAGATACGGGTGACCTGTTTACACTAGATACCACTAACTCCAGAATGTTATTTGCTGGTGAGATGCGACTAAATGACAAAGATGGTGATGGAACATTTGGTGGTCGCATAAGATACGATAACTCAGATAACGAGTTAAGAATTGAAGCAAACGAAGTGTCTGGTGATGATGTAGTGATCAAGGGTAATGATGCTATAAAGTTTGAAGATTCTGGTGGCACAAAAATGATTCTTGATGGTGGCAATCTTGGAATAGGAGAAACTACACCATTAAGCACTCTTGTAGTAAGAGGTGCAAATGCAGTAAATCCTAGCAATGGAAATGGTGGAAATCATACATTACAAGTAATAGACACAACCACTATTGCTCAAGGAGTTGGTGGTGGAATAGCGTTTGGTGGAAACTTTGTTGGAACTTCAGAAACTTTATTTGCAGAAATCAGAGGCATAAAAGAAAATGCAACTTCACATGATTTTGATAGTGCTTTGATTTTTTCAACAAGAATTGAAGGTGCAGATATTACTGAAAGAATGAGAATCACATCAGATGGTAAAGTAGCAATAGGGAACACAAGTGCAGACGGTACTCTTCATGTTCATACTGCAACTGCTGGAAGCACAACAGCGAACGCTAATGCAGATGATTTAGTTGTGGAGAATAGCGATCATGGTGGTATGACTATTTTAACTCCAGACGATAAAATAGCATACATAATGTTTGGTGATGCTTCTGATTCTGCTAGAGCTGGATTGCAATATTATCACGAAGGCGTAGACAGCGATGAAAGATTACTATTTAATGTTGCTGGTGGTGAAAGAATGAGGCTTACAGCCGCTGGTATGTTAAAAATAGTACAAGGTACAAATTTTGCCGCAAGCAGTAATACAACGGATAATATATACTTAAACAGTCTTGGAGCCTCTGCCGGTGATGGTAACTATGGAGCGTCAATAGGATTTTCAAGAGCTTCTGGTGGTGACAATAAAAAAGCCGCTATTGTCGCATTTCAAGATGGAAGCGATGCAGACCCAACTGGTTTAACGTTTTGGACATCTAGTGGCACTGGTACAAGTGCTGATGCTTCTGAAGTTATGAGAATCACATCAGACGGTAAAATCGGAATAGGTGAGACATCTCCCACCGGTTATGTACACATTTCTCCCCCCTCTGGAAATTCACCCACAATGTACTTCGAGCAATACACATCAGCAACAGATGGAACATTGGGTGAAATATCATTTGGCAATAGAGCAGTTGATGGTCAATTAGCCTTAATACAAGCAAAAAATGATGGTGCAAATGACTCAGCTTTCCTAGCTTTTCATACAGAAGTAACTAGTGGTGCTTTAACAGAAAGAATGAGAATTACATCTGCTGGTAATGTCGGGATAGGAGCATCTTCACCAAGAAATCTACTTCATGTTTATCATGCAAGTGACGATATTATAGGTCTATTTCAAAGTGGTGATGCAGGTGCTTATGTATCTTTCAGGGATAATTCTACGGGGGCTGATAACAATGTATTTATTGGAGCTAATGGTGCAGACTTAGCTTTCTATCAAGCTAATTCTTTAAAAATGCTTATTGATACCAATTCCAGAATCTCACTAAGTAATAATGATGCAAGTGGAGCAGTAGGTACAACTTTATTTGGTAAATCTGCTGGTTTAAATATACCCTCTGGTGCAGTAGATAATACCTTTATTGGTCATGAAGTAGCTGGTGCTAATACTATTACAAGTGGTGCAGATTCAAATACGGGTGTAGGATTTAAAGCTCTATCTCCCCTCACTAGCGGAACTGCCAACACGATGATAGGCTATAGGAGCGGATTTAATATAAGTACGGGAAGTTACAACACCGCTCTAGGCAATGATACATTAAAAAATTGCAATGATGGTACATATAACGTAGCAATAGGTAGGTCGGCAAATGAAGCAAATGCTGGTGACTATAACGTAGCAGTTGGAGCATTGTGTTTAATAAATAACACTGCTTCTAATAATACTGCAATTGGATATGGGTCGGCTAAAAATGTCACAACAAGCACCTCAAATACGGCTCTTGGTTATAATTCATTAGGTGGTAATGTTTCTACTGCTTTGACTGGTAATGACAACATTGCTTTAGGTGCAAACGCTGGTAGAGATATACAAGGGTCAGCCGAAGCAAATATTCTAATAGGCAAAGATTCTGGGATTGCTTTGACTACAGGAAATTTCAACGTGCTTATTGGACGAGATGCTGGCGATTCTTTAGTTGATGAAACACACAATACAGCAATCGGAACTGATGCTCTTGGTGGTTCAAGTTTAGTTGATCAAACAGTTATTATAGGTTCTCAAGCTGGTGCTGGTGCTATGGAAGCCACTGCTGACGGAACAGTTTGTGTAGGATATGAGTCTGGAGCCGCAATTACCTCTGGAGCTGGAAATGTAGCTGTAGGGTTTCAAGCAGGTAAGGCAATGACCTCACAAAGTAATTGTACATTGATTGGTTATCAAGCAGGATTAGCTATAAATAATGATAATGCGGCTAATTCAACTTTAATTGGATATAAAGCTGGAGTAGCAATTACAGATGGTAAACAAAATACTGCTGTAGGTGTCAATGCTCTTTTAGACTGTACATCAGCAGATTATAATGTTGCTGTAGGCAATAATGCCTTAGAAAATGTTAGTACTGGTGCAAACAATAAAAATACAGGCATAGGATTTGGAACTGGAGCAACTCTTACAACAGGTTTAGAGAATACTATTTTAGGAACTCAATCGGATGTTAGTGCTAGTGATGCAACCAATCAAATTGTGTTAGGTGTAAGTGTAACTGGAAGTGGTAATGGTACTTTAACGTTTGGTCATGGTAGTACAGATACTACTTGTACTAACGGAGGAACAACTTGGAGTAATCCTTCAGATGAAAGAATTAAAAAAGATATTCAAGATAGTTCATTAGGTCTTTCTTTTATTAAAGATTTAAAACCAAAAACTTTTAAATACAGAGCGAAAGGTGACCTACCAGAATTTCATAGTGAATATGAAAAAGGTAGTTCTGATTTATGGAGAGAAGATAAAACATATCATGGTTTTATAGCTCAAGAAGTAAAAGAAGCTATTGATAAAGCTGGAGACAGCGTTAAAGATGGATTTGAGGGTTGGTCTGTAAATGCAAAGACAGACTTGCAACGAGTTGGAGAAAGTGCATTTATTGGAGCATTAATTAAAGCTGTACAAGAGTTATCTGAAAGAGTAGAAGAATTAGAAAGTAAATAACAACTAACATAAGGAGTCAATAATGGCTAAAAAAGAAAAAGAAAAGCCAGTTATTAATCTTGATGGTAAAGAGTATATCATTGAGGACTTAACTGATGAGCAAAAAATGATGGTGAATCATATACAAGACATACAAAACAAACAAGCATCAAACAGTTTTGTTTCAGATCAATTAAGGGTAGGGCGTGATGCATTTATAAAAATGCTAAAAGAGTCTTTATCCAAGCCTAAAAATCATTCACCACATGACCCCGGAGATGAGAACGACTCATGATAATTAGATGTGCCTATGATCATGATGTAGTAATTCATTTAAATAAAAAGAAGGGAATTACAAAAAAAGTGAAGTTGGCTGATGGAACTTTTATTACATTAACATACCCAGCAGATAAAAATTATTTTTTGCGAGTTGGTGATACTATTACTATGAAGAGTGATAGCTTCAAGGATATTGAGGAACAGTATGTGAAGGAATGTGCAAATTTGCAGGATTCTGATGATCATGGGCGTATCGACATAGTTAAAAATAAACTTGTTAATAATAAAGTTGTTAATCGATGAAAAAGAAAATAAAAAAGTTGGTTAAGAAGTATTCAAACGATTTTGAATTAGGACAAAAGGTGCGAGAATATGTCTTCAAAAAAAATAAATGTTGATACGAGCTATAATATTCCTGTTGTGTATGACACACATCAATTGTTATCAAATGCAAAACGTGGAAAACACTGTGTATGTAGAAATAAAAGACACCAGAGGACTTGAGCATTGGTACAAAGAAAAAGTATTAGATGGCGAGAACTACTGCGTACTGCACTTTCAATGGGAAACAGTCAGGATTAAATGAGTGTTAAGCCTAAAACAGCTCGCAGTTACAGAGGTGCTATTATTGATGACAACGCTGTTATCTCCCTCAACATTAAATTTCTTATTAATGTTTTGCTTGCAGTTGGTGCATTAGTATATGGGTATTGGAAGGTTGAAACTCGAATTGCTTCTCTTGAAGGGAAAATGCTTGATGCTAATGAACAAATTGGGAGTTTACTTGATAAACACATCGTGGAAGAAAGGATTGAGAGAGAGGAATTGGCAGAAAAGGTAAAGTTTTATGAGAAAGAATTTAACATCAACCCATTGAGTTGGAATAAAAAAAGGAAAAGAAAATGAGTAAAGTAAATGATTTTTTTCTTCAGTTTGGGTCTGATAAATTTATGCATTTCATGGCAGGCTCTGCTGGATTTGCAATTACAGAATCATGGATTGTATTGTCTATCTTAGCTTTTGGTAAAGAATTATATGATTATATAGATCATAAAGCATGGTCTAATAAAGATGTTATAGCAACTGTATTAGGCGGTCTGTTTTCTTTTGTTTCTATGTATATTTGGAACCTATTGCCATTTAAGGTATTTTAATGGATTTTATGGCTCTCTACTCGGAAGCAGGAATGATCGGCGTGGTCGGAGCAATGTTCGTGTATCTAGTGGTATCGTTATCTAATAAATCTGCAAAACAACAAGAAACTCTAGAAGATTTAAAGACAGAAAACAGGGGTCAGTCAGAAACATTAGAAAATATGGAAGGCATGATTATTAAGTTAATTGAACGCTGGAATAAATCTGATGATAAATTGGATCGAAAGTTTGATGCAATGACAAAAGAAATCAACGACCTAGATAATCAAATTAGCCGAGTAGAGGGTAGTTTATCTAGGATAAATGGAAAACATTAATGGACAGTGTAAAGGTAGCAGCAATTAGTTTTAGTAATTATTTTATAGGTTTAACGCAGGTGCATGAGATATTGCAAATTATTGTAGCACTCTTGTCGATTATTTTACTACTAATGAATATCAAACGAGGAAAATAGTATGGACATCAAATCAATGTTAGTTAAGCTCGCAGAAGAGCAGGCAGAAAGAATGCAAGAAGAAGCAGTCAAAAGTTTAGCATCCGAAGAGATGAAAGAGAAGATTGCTAGTGCTATAAATAAAAGAATTGATATACCATTTGTCAGCGAAGATAAAGAACAAGTGTTCTTTGAAAAAATGGTTGATGTGGTGACAGATGTTTTAGAGGGCGTATTTAAAGGTAAGTAATGGCGGTCCCAGATCGAGTAAGATCAACAATGCGCAGGCTTGGCCTGCGTGGGGTAAACAAGCCAAAGAGAACACCTGGTCATAAAACAAAATCGCATGTTGTTATGGCAAAGTCTGGAAGTAAGTATAAGTTAATACGCTTTGGCCAGCAAGGCGCAAAAACAGCCGGGAAACCGCGCAAAGGTGAATCAGCAAGGATGAAAGCCAAGCGCAGATCATTTAAGGCTAGACATGCTAAAAACATCGCGAGAGGGCGCATGAGCGCAGCGTATTGGGCAGACCGGGTGAAATGGAGCTAAGATGAAAGTAAAAGGAATTAGCGTTACAGGATTAAGTAAAAGACAAGTGGCTGCAATGCGTAGACACGCCAGGCATCATACTGCTAAACATCTACGATCTATGGTAAATGCAATGCGCAGGGGTGCGACATTTAGTCAGTCACATACCAGCGCAATGAGGGAAGTTGGCAAATGAGAAAAAAGAAACGCAGAAAATCAAGAGTCAATGAAGCAGGTAATTACACAAAGCCTGCACTTCGTAAGAGATTGTTTTATAAAATTAAGCGAGGAAATAAGGGCGGTAGGCCAAATCAATGGAGCGCAAGAAAAAGCCAGATGCTCGCCTTAGCGTATAAACGTGCAGGCGGTGGGTATAAGTAATGGCGTTGAAAAAGTCACAGCGCAGTTTAAGGAATTGGACTAGGCAAGATTGGGATTATATATCCAAAGGTGATAGCAAGAAACCACGCAGTAAACGTGGACGATATTTACCAGCTAGTGTTAGAAAAAGATTAAGTAAGTCACAAAAGGCTTACGAAAACAGATTAAAGCGCGCTGCAAGCAAACAGGGTAAGCAACGCGCAAAGTATAGTAAAAGAACAAGAAGCAAAGTAAGGAGAGCAAGATAATGCCATATCATAAAGGTCATGGAAAAAAGAAAAAGAAGGGTAAGAAGAAAAAGAATAAAATGATGAGGAAAATGAGACGTAAATGATTGATCAACCGCAAATCAAAAGTCTCATTGCTGATACTATTAATAGTATGGGTAAGAAGTACGCTAATCCCAAAGCAATTGATTTAGTGTACAATACTGGCTTAGTCGAAAGCAAATACAAGTACATTGCTCAAATCAAAGGGCCAGCGCGAGGCTTTTGGCAATGTGAACCATTTACAGCAGTTTCACTGTGCAATGATTATCTTCAGTTTAGACAAAAACTATTAAAAAAAGTTGCAGCACTATGCTACTTAAATGAGTCATATTTTACCGATCCTAGTGAGGATGCTTGGGAAGATATATTAAAAACTAATCTGATAGCACAAATCATTGTTTGTAGATTGCACTACTGGAGAATACCAAAACCTTTGCCACAAACTATTGAAGAACAAGCGGTATACTGGAAAAATTCATACAATACTAGTTTAGGTAAAGGCACCAAAGAGCATTTTATGGAAATCGTAGAGAAATATGGATGATGCGCAGAAGATAGACAATCTTATTCAAATTATGATTGAACTAAAAAGTGTGTGTAAGCAGTTAGAGGACCCTCGTAATGATATTGATGTATTAATCGGTACTATGATTGCCATGATTATCTGCGTAGAAATACCAGATGTAACCATTTTACCTACTACTAACAACTTAGGAATCGCAATGGCATGAGTTATTCAGAAGCATTTTGCAACACCACAACTGATTTACAAGCAGTAATTAGCGACATTGATCGCTACGACAGGAAGCGTGTCTTGATGAATCATTTCATCACTACAGATACCAGTAATCTTTACCAATTGGTAGACACAGGACATATAGAAAATTTGTATCGCAATGGTATAGAGATGACATCTGTTACA